CGAATGGCTTTTTGTATTCAAAGGAGGATCAATGACCATCCAAGAAATTTTTGAGGGGATGAAGGCGACGTTTGCTGAGCGCAATAAGACGTATGGCGATAGCTACCGGCAAACAGGCGTCGTGCTCCAGGCGTTATTCCCGAAAGGGCTGACGCTTGAAACGATCGATGAGTTGCAACGGTTTGGCGCCTTCTTTATGATCATCTGCAAAGCCGTGCGCTATGCGGAGCAGCTGAAAACCGGCGGGCATATCGATAGCGCGCACGACAGCGCGGTGTATTCGGCGATCCTCGAAGAACTCACGCGCGAGGCGCAGCCGGTGGCACCGGCGAAAGCTGATCTGCAAGATTATTCGCAGACAAAATACATTATCATTTTCAAGCCGGAATCGAAGATGGGGAAGTATTATACCACGCGCCTTTCGCCTCATGATGAAAGGACTGTGCTGGAAGAAGCAAAAACGATTTATGGCGAGAGCGTTCATTACGTACAAGCCGCGCATCACGTCAAGATCGCGACCGTGTATCACTTAAAAGAAGTTCCGTTTGGAGAAAGGATTGACGAATGATCATCGCGGTATTCGATACGGAAACAACTGGCTTACTCCTCCCCTCCACCGTTCCGATCCGTAAGCAGCCGAAGATTATTGAACTCGCGGTGGCGATCGTGAAGAGCGGGAAGGTGATGAAGCGGCACACATGGCTGATTCAGCCGGAGATTCCCCTGCCGGCGGATATTACGCGGATCACCGGCTTGACGGATGCCGACCTCAAGGGCAAGCCGACGTTCGCTGAACTCCTTCCCGAAATTTCAAAGGTGTTCAAGAAAGCGGATGCCGCGCTGGCGCACAACGCCTCGTTCGATCTTGGCATGATGAATAATGACGCGGTTCGCGCGAATGGGAAGCCGTTCCCATTGCCGGAAATTTGCCTGTGTACCGTTCAGGAGTACAAACATCTTTTCGGCTTCAACCCCTCGTTGAAAGTTCTGTATGAAAAAATTCTTGGGAAGCCCCTGGCGCAGACGCACCGCGCCATGGATGACGTCAACGCGCTGATTGAGATCCTTCTTCACGATCAATACTTTTCCCGATTGGAGGGGCATTGACCTCGATGCCTAGCGGGAAGATGAAGCGGCCCACGAAGGCGGAACTCATCGTGGCCCTTCAACGGGCCATTTACGTCTACAACACACGACTGATTCAGACGAAAGAAACGAGCGATGACCGGAACTTTTGTGAACGGATTTTAGAGCGGAGCGGTCATCATCAAATTCAATAGCGAATTACTGGAGATTTCCTTATGATCCAACTCAAGGTGCGGACGGAGTATAGCTTTGGGCAGACCTATGCGCCCATCCCCCGTGTCATCGAACGGCTGAAGGCGATCGGCTGCACAGCGGCGGGGATCGTTGATAGCGATACCTGGGGGCACGCGAAGTGGCAAGCCGCGTGCGACGATGCCGGCATCACCCCGTTATTCGGAGTCGAATGTGTCGTGACGAACGATGAGGCGCCGATGCGGATGTGGTTCCTGGCGAGGAACCTCACGGAACTGTATGGCTGGGTCTCGAAGAGTTATCATCAACGGCTTCAAACGCGTGTGGGCGCCATCCCGCGCCTCTATCGGCATGATGTCGAAAAGATGAGTGAGGCCATTATTAAATTCGCCGGAGAAATTACGGATGGTGAATGGCTTGCGTCGCTCGATGCCGTGATGGACATCTCTCCGGCGAGTCAAATTCTGAATATGAAGAAACGTGCCCTTGCGCAACAGTATCAGCTGCGTCTCGTGGAAACGTCGGACAATGCGTTTGCGTATCCCGAGGATCGGAGCACCTTCGAGTTGATGAGCCGATCGAGCTTGAAGCCGTCTGCGCAATACCTGCTTGAGCAGCTTGGCCATCAGGCGCATGCCAAGGCGGTGGCGTCACTCTGTAACGATACGCGCATGCCGACGGCGACGATGTTGAAGACTGAGGGGGATCTTCTCGCGCTGTGTAAGAAGGGGGCAAAATTCCGCGGTGTGAAATTGACGGGGGAATATCTTGCGCGCTTGAAACATGAAATGAATTTGATTCAGATGAAGGAGTTTGAAAGCTATTTTCTGATTGTCGCGGACATGGTCCAATACGCGAAGCAGCACATGCTGGTGGGGCCTTCGCGCGGATCGGCGGCGGGAAGTTTGGTCTGCTATTTGACGCGTATTACGGAGATTGACCCGATTCACCACAACCTTATGTTTGAACGATTCATTGATGAGACGCGAAAGGATTTGCCGGACATCGATCTCGACTTTCCAGACGATAAGCGGCATCTTGTGTTCGAGTATATGGCGAAGAAATACGGCGAGGAGAACGTGGCCCACATCGGCACGGTGAGCCGCTTTAAACCGAAGAGTGCATTGATTCAAGTCTGTAAGGCTCTTCATATTCCGCCGGATGCGACTGGCGCGGTGAAGGCGGCGTTGATTGAACGGTCCTCAGCGGATGCGCGTGCGAGTAAGTGCCTGGAGGATACGTTTGCGAACACGAAGCCTGGGAAGGATTTCATGCGCGATTATCCCGAAGCGAAGGTGGCGGCGATCCTTGAGGGGCACGCCTCCCACACCGGCGTTCACGCCGCTGGACTCCTCGTGTGTAATGTGCCGATCGCGAATTTTGCTGTGGTCGATGACGAGGGCATTGCGCATCTCGAAAAAGACGCGGCGGAAAAGTTAGGGCTGCTGAAGATTGATATTCTTGGGCTTCGCACCTTGAGCATTCTTGAGGATGCGGGGAAGAATATCGATTGGTACAATTTGCCGCTAGATGATCAAAAAACAATCGATTTATTCAACACTGGCAGGCTGTGTGGGATCTTTCAATTTGAAGGAGATGCGATGCGGTCGATCTCCTCACAGCTGAAGATTAAGAGTATTGTTGAGATCGATGCCGTCACCGCCCTCGCGCGTCCAGGTCCATTCGCCGGTGGCGTGACGAAGAAGTATATTGACCGCATGAATGGGGCAAGCTATCGCGCAATCCATCCCGAAGTCGAAACCCATATGTCGGAAACCTTCGGCCTGCCGATCTATCAAGAGCAAACCATTGCCATCGTGAAAGAGATTGGCGGATTTGGCGGGAAGGAAGCGGCGATGATTCGGAAGGCGATGGCGAAAAGTCTTGGGGTGGAATTCTTTAATTCTTATTGGGATAAGTTTAAAATCGGCGCGATCCAGAAAGGCGTGCCGGAGCCGGAAGCCCGCGCGACGTGGGAGATGATCAACGCAATGGGCGGCTGGGCGATGAATAAAAGCCACACGCGGAGCTATGCGGTCATCTCCTATTGGTGCGCTTATCTAAAGGCTCATCACCCCCTCGAATTTGCGGCGGCGAATTTGCGCAATGCGAAGGAGGAGGACAGCGCCGTGCTGCTGCTGCGCGAAATGACGCGCGAAGGAATCGAGTATGTGCCGTTTGATCTTGAGCATTCCGAAGTGAATTGGAGCGTCAAGAACGGGAAGCTATACGGCGGGTTTATGGCCTTGAAAGGGATCGGCGAGGCGAAGGCGAAGAAGCTCATTGAGGCGCGTGATAGTGGCACGCTGACTGCGAAGCAAACGGAGTCGATCGAAAAAGCCTTCAATATCTTCGCTGATCTCTACCCGCTTCAAACACAATACCGGAACCTCTATGCCGACCCCGACGCGAACGGGATCCAAGGGCCCATCTCCTATATCTCGGAGTTGCGAGACCCATTACCGCACGGCGCAGAACGGGTGTTCATCGGAGAGTTGGTGATTAAAAATCCGCGTAACGCGAACGAAGAGGCGAACATTAAGAAGCGTGAGGGGAAGATCGAAACGGGGCAACTGGAGTATTTTGATTTTCGACTGCGAGATGATACGGGGCAGCTGGGGTGCCGGATCGGCCGGAAAGAGTATTTACAAATTGGGGTGGAACTGGCTGAGAATGTGCCCATGGGGGCACACCTCATTGTTCGAGCAAAGTTTTGGTGTGGCATCCCTTATGGATTTGTGTATAAATGGAGGCGATTAGATGGAACCGCGTGAAGAATTGAAGAAAGCGTTTTATGAGGCTCTCAGGCCGATCGTCAAAAATACCTGTATCAGCTACGCCGCCGCGCGTCTCCCTTCGCAAGACTGTATTGAGGATCTTATTATCTCACTTGGCAAGGCAATGGAGACGGCGGCGAACGAAATGCAAAAAGGAGCGCATGATGTTTCAACGAGCATGTGAGTGGTTCGAGGCCAATGTGGATGATATGACGTTCCTTACGGCCCTCGCGATCATCACCGTGTTATTAATTCTTCACGGAAGGAGAGCACCCGATGAACGCTGATAAGCCGATACGAATTCAACGCTGTGCCACAACGCTTCATGTGCCGGTGAAAAAACTGATCGGGGAACTTCTCTTGGCCGGATACCCTGCTGACGCGATGGGGGATATTTTTAGCAAGGGCTTAGAACTCGCAATGGCGAGCGCAATGAATGAAATTGCGGATGCCATCGCGAAACACCGTCAGCAAATCGAGGGGAACTAATCATGTCAGAGAAGAATGCGTATAAAACATTTTACGATGGCATCAAACAATTTGGCCCGCGCGATCGCATCGAGCGAATCGAGAATGGCGTGGGGGTGGGCGCACCGGACATCAACTTTTGCATCGAGGCGAAGGAGGGCTGGCTCGAATTGAAGAGTCCGAAGGAGCCGCTGCGTGCGACCACGCCGCTGTTTGGCTCCAATCATCGCGTCAGTCAAGATCAAAAAAATTGGTTCCTCCGTCAGTATCAAGCCGGAGGCTTTTGCGCATTCCTCATTATGACGGATAAGCGCTGGATGTTGGTGCCTGGCCGGCATGCGGATGATCTCAATCATATGACGGTCAGCAATTTACTCAAGGTTGCCGTGTGGACAACCGCACGCCCGATTAAGGAGAAACGTCAATGGGAATTGTTGCGCGCAAATCTAATTACACTCCGGTAGTCAAGTTCCGCACAAAGCCCTTTAAGCACCAACGTCAGTGCCTAGCGGGGTATGGGATGCGAGAGTTTTTTGCCCTCCTCGCGGAGCCTGGCACGGGCAAGACCTGGATCATCATCAACAATATCGCGGAACTCTGGACAAAGCACGTATGTGATGCCGCGCTGGTGTTCGCGCCGAATGGGATCCAAGGCATGTGGACGCGCCTCCAGTTGCCGGAGCATATGCCGGTGTCCGTCAAGTATGAATCCGTGGCCTGGTACGCGCAGCAAGACAAGAAGGATCGCGAAGCCCTCGCGCGGATCATGAAGCCGAATCCAGGCACCTTACGCATTTTGACGATGAACTGGGAAGCCCTTCAGCATCAAAAAAGTTTTTTCGCGGCGTATCAATTCGCGCGGAGTGCCAAGAACCTCGTCATCGTCGCGGACGAAAGCCATTGTATTAAGAATCCGAAAACGAAGCGGTGGAAATCTCTCATGAAAATCCGGCCGTTTAGCCGATGGCGCCGAATCATGACCGGCACTCCGATCGATGGGAAGCCGTATTCCGCCTTTGGGCAATATGTGTTTCTCGATGAGGCGATTTTGGGCACGGCAAGCTACACGGCGTTCAAAGCCGAGTACGCCGAAATGCTCCACATGAATCACCCGCTGGTCCAGCGGATTATCGAGAAGAACGCCTTGCGCTTCGTGCCTCAAATTGAAGCACGCGATCCTGTGACGAACCAGCCGAAGTATCGCAATCTCGATAAGCTCGCACGGCTGATCGCGCCGCACTCATTCCGCGTGCTGAAGCGTGAGTGCCTGGATCTCCCGCCGAAGTTGCCGCCGAAGCTCTTGTTTTGTAAAATGACCAAACAGCAAGCGGCCATTTATAAACGCGCCGAGAAAGAGTATCGCCTAGAGTATGAAGGGGAGTTGACGCCGATGAATAAATTGGCAATTGCGACGAAACTCTCACAGATCACCTCTGGCTACTATCTTCACCCGCTCGCACAGGAGCCTGTTCGTATCCCTGGCGAGAATCCCAAGATGGATCTCCTCTTGGAGCACGTGGAATATGTGCTCGACATGGGGAAGAAGCTCATCATCTGGGCACGCTATACGATTCAAATTGAAGACATTCTTCGCGCGTTGCGGGAGAAATTCGGTAAGGACTCGTGTGTGGCCTACTATGGGAATGTGAAGCGAAAGGAGCGTGACGCGGCCATCGAGTCCTTCGAGCGTGGGCCGGTGCCGATCTTTGTCGGCAATCAGCAGGCCGGTGGGATCGGCATCACCCTGGTCGCGGCGTCGTGGATGTTTTATTTTAGCAACAATTGGAGCCTGATCGATCGTATTCAGTCCGAGGATCGCGCCGACCGTATCGGGCAAACGGAAAGCCTTCAGTGTGTTGATTTCGTCGCCGAAAATACGGTGGACGAATCGATGGTGACGGGAGTGGCCTTGAAGCAGGATGTTGCGAATGTTATTCTTGACCCCAAGTTCCGCGTCTTTTAATGCTTACCCAGGAGGAACGTATGCCCATTAAGGATGGAGAGCCAACGGTTGAAATTGACGTCACGATTAAGGCGGTCACCGAGAAAGCCTTTCTTGTAATCACAGAAGATCTGTCGGAAACATGGCTGCCGAAAAGTCAGATTGCGCCGCACGGCGATCTCGATGAGCGATCGAAAAAAGACGACTCCGGTACCATGATCGTGTCCGAGTGGATTGCGAAACAGAAAGGGTGGGCCTAAGCTATGGCGATACTCATCTATCTCATCGGGCTGGTGTTTGTTGTCGCGGGGCTCTGTGGCCTGCTCGATCATATCGAACGCCAGCCGACTCGTATGAAATCGCAACTCTATACCGATTGGATCCGGCGCGTGGGCGCCGTGCTCCTCGTGCTGACTGGATTGTCATGAATAATTCATTCTTTACCTCTGACACCCATTGGGGCCACACGAATATCCTTCAATACGATCAGCGCCCATTCGCAACGATTCACGAACATGATGAGGCGCTGATCGAGCGGTGGAATGCGAAGGTTGGAAAGGGGGATGTGGTGTACCATCTTGGAGATGTCGCCTGGCGCAACCGGAACGGGATTGACATCAACGTTCTTCTTTCGCGATTACACGGCACAAAGATTCTGATTCTTGGCAATCACGACAAAGGAGCCGTGGCCCGCGCGAAGGGATGGGCGAAGGTGACCCCCTATCATGAGGTCACGATCGCGGGGCAAATGATCGTGCTCTTTCATTATCGGATGGTGGTATGGAACCGGAGCCATCGCGGCGCGTGGGCCCTCCACGGCCATAGCCACGGCACCTTACCGATTATTCGGACGGCAAAAACCTTTGATGTGGGGTCGAACGTCTGGAACTATACGCCGCTGAGCTTTGAAGAAGTTCGCGCCGAGATGGATCAGCGCACCTTTGTTCCAGTCGATCATCATAAGCCGAATGAGGTGCAACGATGATAATTTTTCTCTCATGGTTAGGGTTCGTCGTTGTGATGGGGTATCTCGCGTGGCGCGATTGGTGCCGTATCAACCGTGAGTATGAGAAAGAAATAGAGGCGCAAAATAAACGCATCGAGGAGTATCGCCGTGGCTAATGTAAACCTGGAACTCTCCGTCACGATGCTTCGTTTTTTGAAAGTGATGCACGCGACCATTGCGCCGGTGCGCCTCGTTTCTTCCCCCACATCTATTCGGATCGATGGGGAAGAGTATCTGCCATATCCATTCGAGGTACGGCAAACGGAGAATGAAGCGGGGCTTGAAATTCTACCCGCGACCGGATTTGGCCTCGCGTGGCTCGAATTAGTCGGAGAATGTGACGCGGTTCTCTCCTTCGGTTGCGAACTCCAAGGCTTCCCGCTGAAGATCGTAGGCCGATTAGAGGGAAGGCTGGTCTATAGGGAAGGGCTGGCCATCTTCATCGTTTCTAGGGCTTCCGTAGATGGCTAGAAGGGATTTCCCCCTTACCCTTCTATCAGGTAAGGGGGAAATAGGCTAGAAATGCCGATTAAACATTGGCATTTGGCCGGAGCCGTGTTATTCGGCCTTTTCCGTCCGAGTATACCCCAGGCATTCTCGGTCCGTTCCTCCGGTCGCGAGGCACGCCGCCTTGACCTCTACGATCAGCCCATTATAGTCCTCGCGAAGAAGCGTGACGCACGCCGCATCTCGTTTCGCGCCGGTTGTTCCGTCCGTCACAACGCAGCTATGGAAGATCGGTGCGACCGTCATCGTTGGCCGTTCGATCCGGTATCGATAGGGCATCCCCTGGGTTCCGCACCCGAACGTCGAGAGCATGAGGATCACGAGAAGCATTCGCCTTCCATTCATTCGCGCGATTCGCATACACCAGGCACTCCTTCTCCACTTCCGCGCGAACCGCCGCGCGGAGATCCTGACGTTGCTGAAGATACCGGAGCAGGGCCACGACGATGGCCGCTGCGAGATCCGCCAACATTACTTCGTTTCCCCTGGCGTCACCTTCGTCGCCACTTTGTGCACGCCGTATGCTGTCACCGCTCCGTCCACCGCGCCCACACTCGAACTCACGCCGCCGGCATCGAGCACGGTATTGTCGATCGCGCCCGTTAAGGCGCCGCCCAGGGCTCCGATCACCACGCTCATAATCGACAGCACCGGTGCGGGAATCCGCGCGAAGAAGATTGGTGCCTGCGTTGCGATGGCATGGGTGATTGCGGGGGAGATAATGCCCCACACCACAGGGAAGAGTTTCACCCCAAAGTCCAGCCAGCCTTTTCCAGAATCGAGGTCAGGCAGCGGTGCGGCTTGGAGTGGGGCCTGTGCCCGCGCCGCGACTGGATATACAAATGTCGCTAAGAATAAATACCCATATCGCATCATCGTGTCCTTTCGTTCGTAATCACCTCAGCCCGTTTCTCAACGATTTCTCGTGCGCGGTCCTGAATATAACTCGGCAACTCTTTCTTCCGATCATTCGGGAGCATGGTGCTGAGAAAGACGTTTTCATTTGCGCGCGTTAAGGAGTTGATCAATTTTGCAGTCTCACTTAATGTGCTAATTATTGCATCATGCTGCTGCGTGAGAATGATTGTTTGCTGAGTGGTTGTCCAAATCCCGAAGAACGAGGCCCCAACCACGAGGATTGCTAGCAGCACGTTCACAGCAATGTTCCCACTCGCTTTAATATGTGTGGGGCCAGCATCGACTTGGAACCCATTCCCCATACTATCCATCCGCATCACTCCTTTTATTTAGACGCCAGCTGCGGCTTGAATATCCGACGCCGGCAAAAGCAGCCCGAGTCCATCGAGCTTGAGTCTCCATGCCGGCTCTTCAAAATGCCCCTTGTCCCACGCGGTATAGGCCCCAGTCGGATCGCCGAGTGGATCCAATCCAACCTTCCACGCCAGTTCATAAAGATCATCCCAATACGCATCCGGCGGGGACCAATTCACGCCGCCGTCTTTTGCGAAGGGCACCACGTCCACCCCGACCGCCGCCGCGCTGCCATCGAGCTTCTTGATGACGTTGTGGGCGGATCGCCCTGGCTTCGCATTGGTGACGATTTCCCCCTTGCTCGTGACCACCCAGATTCCTTCCTCACGATTATAGGTGCGCCCTTTTTGATACAAGAGCATTTGTTCCTGTGACGAACGGAAGCCATGCACGAGGAGGAGTCGTGTTTTCAATTTCTCTTCGCTTAATTCAAACAGGCGAATCACCGCTTGCCGAAGAAACTCTGCCACACCTTCTAGTCGATCGAGTCGTGAGTTCATGCGAGCCTCGCGTTAAGATGTTTAATGCGATTCCAAATCATGGTATAGCGATCCTCCATCACGGGGTGCATAAAGCGACGTTGCTGAAGGATGTAATCATCTTCTCGATTGCCGCAGTTCAGGCACTTCCGCATCGGGATGGCGCGAGTGCAGAACCGCGCAACCGCCTCTTCACTTGCGACCATGCACCCCTGGCACCGAGGGCAGCGCATTAGGCAATCCTTCCTCGGCGGTGCACCCAACCGATTGTGGCGCCGCGTACCGTGACCCCTGCGCCTCCGGTCGAGACACGAGAACGGATTTGCCCTGTGCTATTAGTACGCACGCGAATCTGGCAGACGCCTGCTGCAACTCCTGTGGCAGAAAACGCAATCTCCGCGAGCGGGGCCGACGACGCAGATGGGGCGGAATCGGTCGAATCAAGTGCCGAAAAACGCGCGAGTCCATCTGCATTCGATGTGACCCCAACATTAAGAATCGCAACCACGCTTATGCCTGTGGCCACCTTTAGCGTTTCCGTATTTGCGGATGTGCCAGGGGTATTGCGGTCAATATCGAGCGTAGGAGTCACACGATAAAATTCATCCCCAACTTGCCAGAACGCCACGATGGCACTACTCTCTACCAAGATGGCCCCAATGCAGCGCTTGTGTGTGGCCGAGCCTGGCAAGGTTGGTGTAAGTGATTTATCAAAGACAAAGTCCGCAGCCCCTGTTGGCAGCAGGATGGCATACACATTCCATGTGCCATCCGATAATGAGCCTGTCCGTCCGCCAGCAGGCCCGCTGCCCGCTGCCCATGCCACATCAATCTGCTTGATGTACAGTGAGCTCGTCTTGATCAGCACACGGTCCTCTGCATCCAGATCATCTGAAGCTACCTCTCCGGCAGAGATGCGCAAGTCATTGGTTGCATCCGTAAGATCATTGGCAAGTGTCATGCCAGCAATGTGATCAAGTGGTGGCCGCTCACGTCGCCTCGATTTAGTAATCCATCGGCCTGCTCCATCCGAATATCCGTGCCAGGTTTCATATTGAAGAATCTTGATCGTGCTGCGCTCATCAATTAAGTCCGTGCTATCAGGGTCGATGGTGATAATGCCGCCGCCACGATTCTCAATGGAGAAGTCAAACCCAACCCCTGCGAGAGCCGAACTTGGAAGCGTTAATGTCCATGTACCTGAAACCGCAACAATATGGCGCCCTCGATCAGCATAGGCCAAAGTATAGGCACTGGTCTTGGTGAGATTCGGGGCGAGATCCGCTGCCGGCACGCGCATGATTTCTTGCCATGAAGTATTGCGCAGCTGAAAAATAATCACGTGAGACGGATCACCAAGCTGCATATGGTTCCCTGTCAGCAAAAGAAATTGACCTGAGCCGCCATTCGAATGCCAAATTCGAATGGGCCTTGCCGAAGACACGCAGGAAAGAAATAAAAAGCTGCCTGCCGGCACATTCGTCAACGCCGCATTTTTCAAGTCATCAGGGCCTGAGCCGCCTTCTGCATCTACAAGATGAGTCGATCCAGTCGGGGCAATTGCATCCCCTGAAATAACCAGAGTGGTGATGGCCGACCCGCCTGGCAGTTGTTTGGCGCGTGCCAGGTGATCTTCGTGAAGGGTCTTCAGCACAGCGACCGTCGCCGCCCCGCTAATTGCATTCGCATTCGGAAACGTAGCCATGCGTTCCTCCTAATACCCTTGAACGGTCACATCCGCGTGTGCCGTTGTTAACACATTGTTTGAATCATATGCCTTAATTAATGGCCCCGCAACATCCTTGTCTATAATCTTAATATGCGCCGCCGTGCCCCCATCATCAAGCAGTTGCGGAGCAACCACTTTAATCACTTGATATGTTTTCGTAAGTGAAAGCCGCACGCCCGCTGCCCCGATGGCGACATTAAGAATTTTTTCGGTGACATCGGGCAGATCGACAAGGACATTCACATGTGAGATTTTCCCTTGTGACTTCCCTGCTGCCGTGGTCACACGAAACTCGTAACCTTGGTGAAGAAGATTTTTCAATTGCCCAGGCCATGGCAGCCACGCGCCTTTTGCCGGCCATGCAGGGTCGGTATCGAGGCCCCATGCAGGATCGGTATCGAGGCCCCAATACGGAACCTGTGGCTCAGTTCTATATTCTATTTTGTATTGTGAGGCCTGGGGAATAGCTTCAGGAGGGGCATCGGTGCTGCCCCAGGCCGTGCCCCAGGCGTTGCCCCAGGCGTTGCCCCAACTCATACTGGCCCCCATGGATCCACTTCAGACCCTGCCCCATCAATTTCAATATCGTGAACGTGGGTGATATTGGCATCGACACTCCCTGTAACCGTAAATGTTAGGCTATCGGTCTTGGCTTTAATCGCGGCCACTTCAGTGTCAATATAGCCTGCTACGGTTGCTAAGGCGGCGGCTGTGGCCAGCCCACTTTGAAGCTCAGTCGTCACATCCGCCGCCACCTTCGCCGCAGTCAATGTATCGGATGCCAAGGTATTCGGCCCAATTGCGCCGGAGTTCCATGCG